CATCCAGCGTCGGGCCGAATTCAATCTCGGCCCCGCCGTCGCCGTCCGTGCGAAACGCGACTTCGACCCGGTGCAACAGGCCGTCACGGTTCGGCCACTGCGCGCGGTGAACGCTGACAACCTGCGGCAAGTGGTAAAAAACCTCAATCGTCAGCAAGTCTATACGAGCAACCGCGGCAAGATCGGCCGCCGCCACAATGCGCGGGCCAAACGTCGTGGCATTCACTTCTGCAATCGTAAGCTCGCCCGTCAATCCCCAGAGATCGTTCGTCGCGCCCCAGCTCCGCACAGCATCAGTCGTCGGCCAGTAATTCGGCGGAAGAACTATCGCCTTGTTGTCAGACCCCACACCCGCTCCAATCACCAACACGTTCGATTCATAGATGCTGTCGGCCAGGCTTGCCGAACATTCGGCGGACACAACAATCCCGCGAGGCTGGGCACGGCCCGGGACGGTTAGTCCGCAATTGGTCCCGTTCAGTTGCTTGCTATTCGTGAGCGCCGCAAGGGTAGCTGTGGCCCGGGTGTCATCGCTGGTAGCGCAATCGGCCTGCAACGATGCCCCGCTTGCTACCCAGTCCGTGCCGGCGCCGCCATTGGCAACCGTCCCGCAAACAGTTGGACCAGTAGTATAGACGCCATGCTCGCTCATTGCTCCAGCAACTCCAGCCAGCCATGTGCGTTGGCGCCGCCTGTGAAGACAAACCGGCCGCGCCCGGGTTCGATGCCGATTGCCAGCGGAACATCCGCGAGGTTGCCGCCAGCGCCGACGGCCTGCGTCAGATCGCCACCGATCGGCGAGCCCGCGGCGAGGCCGGTCAACTCGCCGCGCAGTTCGTCGTGCCCGACTGAATCGAAGACGTCAACGTCAAACGCCGTCGCGCCGCTGACCTCAACCTCGTAGCGCGCAAAGCGCCCCGCCAGCCCGTCCGCAAGGCACACGTCACAATCGCCATTTCCGTCGGCCTGGAACTCAACGCGCACACCGTCGGCTATCCGCGTAGCAAACGCATGTGCCGGATCTTTGGTTATTACCGTCAAGTATGGCCGGTTTGTGATAGTGCCGTGATCGGCCGAATAGATGGTGATGAGCTCATTGCCGGCCGGCTGGTTGGCCGCGACATCGCGGGAGGAAATAAGCCCGTACTGTGTAGTACCAGTACGAGATATGCGGGTAATATCAAGTGCAGGAGACGCATAATACGTGCCAACAACCAGACCCGCCGTATTGCGCCACACAACATCCTGAGCTGCATTGAGCACGGCATCATAGCTGGCGTCGCGACTGCCGGCAGCTAATGGGCTTGTCCAGTCGGCCTGGACGATTGAAATATCGAAATCGGTTGTCGATGAATCGGTCGCGGCCTTGAGCGAGAGTGTCGCGCTGAGGATGATCCTGTCCGTCGGTATCACGGAGGTAATAAACTCCAGCACGCCACGCGCGCAGCGGTAGCCCGCCGGGATGTACTGCCCGATAGTCGTTGATGTGGTTGCGCTGGCGTGCCCTATTGCCGTCGCGCGCGCGGTTGCATACACGGCGTCCTGGCCGTAAACCCAGCCGTCCGTGGTCTCGGCGTATATCGTGTACGTCGCCATGTAACACCCTAGATTGGCAGCGTACGAGTAACCGTACCCGGTCCCTGGTAGTTGATTGCTCCAAACCCGACCGGGTCATTCGTGTGAACAGTACCAGCATTCAACGTCACAGTCGCGCCCTGATGGATATCCATGTTGGTTATGGTATTCTGGTAACTCACTTGTGTTCCATCCACAACCCCCCCGGGCCATGCGATGATTTTCGTCACCGCAGCGCCCTCACTGTTCAGCAGAAGCCGCCCGCCGGGCATAACATTGACGGTGCAAGTGATGTTCGGATCGGCGTCGGCCGCGTGCTCGTAAACGCCGGCGCGCCCGACGTACAGTTGCTCATCGATCTGGCAGAGTCCTTTGATGTGCCCGCCGTAACAGTAGACCTCATCAAGATGCACAGTCGGCGAGATATACGCATACCCGCCGTAGCAGAAAATCTTGTCCACCGTCGTCGGCACAGTACCCGGCCCGATGAAAAGGTGCCCGGCCAGGATGTAGATCGTCGTCACCGTCCCATCGACCAGATGTACCGCATACGTGCCGGTATTCGCAGACAGGATTTTCAGTTCGGTACAAGTCGACGGCCAGAGTGCGATCGTTGAAGCTTTGGGCGATTTGATCTCGAACGTCGTCGCCGTGCCGGTCTTCAGCGGGCTGGCGGCGGCGCCGATGCAGCCACCGAACTGCAGGCCGGTACGAATCGTCAGCGTGTTGACCGCCGACTGATCCATACCGGTAGTAATTAGCGAATTGCCGTAGTCGATGTCTGCGGTCTCCGTGGGAATCGGCACGCCGCCGTCCCAGTTGCCATCGAGTGCCCAGCTAACGGCCGAATCGTTGCCGATCCATCGTGAGTTCCAAGCCATGATTCATACTCCTACATCGTGAGAACGTACTGCGTCAATTGCATCATACAGGCTCCGTCGCCGCGCGGCAATCCACGTGCGAAAGGAAGTCTCGATCCGCCAGCCCCAGCGGTTCATCGCCGCGGCTCGCGTGCGGCAGCCGGTGCAGGGCTTCACGCGACCGAAGGTTACGCGCTTAATGATCCAGGCGAGCCAGTCGCCGAAACGAAGGCGCGATCTGCGTGAATTAAGTACGAGTCGCAAATCCGGTACGCGCGATGTCACGGATTGAACGCGCCCCTGTTCGACCAGATGCCGGCGGATCAGGTCGAGTTTCCACTCTTCGGGAATGGCGGCCGGTATCTGCGAAATGAACTCAGCAAACTCCATGAATAGTAACCTCTCCACTCATAAACCACGCATTGCCACCACCGTCCATACACTGATCCTGTAAACTGCATAACACCGTTCCACAACACGTTTGTCCGCTGGGCTGCCAATCGGCGCAGAATAATTGAGGGGCCGGCAACGAAAGGTCACATGGCGGGGTACCTGAATAACCATCTGATACCGCGACTATTTGCGCATACCCGGTCAGCAGGCCGTTATATATTCTGATGTAGGCGCGGACAGTAAAATGACCCCAGCGAGATACAGTTACTCCAGTACAAGCGCCACAACTGCCGCTATACGTTACTGTAGCCACCCAACCGCCGACGTTCTCCTTTATGTACGTCGCATATGTTGCACAACCAACAAACGGTACAAGCACGGTTCCAATGCTGGCCGTGTGATAATAAACGTAATCGCACAGCGGATAGCCTGCTGCTGCATGGCACGGGCCGGGGTTCAGGGTCACTAGTACGTAGCGAGGAGTACGCGGATCACATGCCCCGCAGTCAGTAATGCCACACAGGTTTGGGATGCACCCCGGCAGTTGCGGGTAGCATGTGCCGGAATACTGTTCGCATTGCGCGCAGGTTTCTTCCACACATTGCATGTCGGAGAGACAACACGCATGAACACAGGGGTCCGGGGTACAGGAAATACCAGGGCCTTGTAAGTAGCCTCCCTGCTGAAGGCAATCCGCTTCGCATGTTTCTATGCAGGCCCCCGATGGCAGACAACATGCACCTGTACACGGGTTAGGAACACAATCAACATCCGGTCCGAGATATACGCCAGCCTGTGCCTGACAGTCCTGTGCGCTCGTAACTATACAGGTGCAATCTGGTTTGCAGCAGGCGCCAATACACGGGTTGGGATCACAGGACACGCCCGCCGGCAGACATACGCCGTCCTGCTGCTCGCATTCCGGGCAGGGCAGAATATCACAAACGCCACCGGGCAGGCAACAGGCCTCCCCGCCGCAACATGGCGCCGCGCCCGCCTTCTGAATCAGGAATGCCCCCGTCGCCGGGTTGAGCATGTGCCGCCCCTGGCTATCGACCAGGAACTCTCCCTCGGCCGCGTGCGGCCGTGGCACCGGCTCCTTCGGGATCGGCGTGATCGGGCCGGCCGGAGCAATCGACCCGCCCCCGGGCTGTCCAGGCCGAATCACTCCACGGTTACGACTGAACGGCCACATAGGGCATCCTAATTACACGTACAATCACAGGACATGGTGTGGGGCACTTCACACTCGACCGAGTTCAGGCGCAGCACGGCCTCCTCGTCGACGGTTTCGTAAAACGCATCGCCGTATGCCCACGCGCCGCCGCTATTGCTCGCAGCCACGTAATCCAGCCAGCCCAGCGGCGGACGGGCCTCAAGCGGCGTTTGTGCGGTCGCAAGTTTCGTATCGTCTATAATATCCCCGCTGAACTGGTAAACGTCATAGATGTACGCACATTGGCTCGTGGCGTCCCCGTGCTGCGCCAGCGAGCCGGCGACAGGCACCACGCGGACGGGAAAGACCCTTGGACGACTGGCGCTCGTCCGCGGCCCGCGGCGCCGCTGGCGCGTCCCGCTGGGCTGCCGTTCGATCTTTCGGACGGCTGCGATGATTCGCCGCTGAGTAGACGGACCGGGCATCAGTTCACCAGCCGCAGTTGTAGGTTCGTGAAGTTGCTTTCCTTATACACCAGGAATGACAGGTAGACGTGATTCTCCGGGTTCATGGCGGCCGTAACGGAGAGTGCGCCGCCCATTCCATTCAGCGGCCACGGATCAGCAACGGGCTCATCGTCCGCACTCTGCATCGTGCTCATCGGCCCACCGATGCGCACCAATGCCGAGTAGGGCGGCTGGGCGATACTTACTCGCTCGTGATAGCCCTCGTCGCGCACAAGCCCTTCAGCGTCCCATGTTGTAGGGTGATACTCCAGTTCGTACGTTGTGTAAAAGTAGTATCCATTCGCCTCGGTAACGCGCTGTGAAGTAATACGCACTCGCAACTGATGCTCGTCTGCGCCTAGGAACTTGTCACGGTTGACCGTGTTATTGTAGTTCCAGATAAACAGGGCCTGGTTTTCGATCGTCCGCAGCTCGGCCTGCCGCACCACGAGCGTCGGGCGGAACTGCGTCACCGTCAGTTGCGGGTCAAACGATTGACCGACGCTATTGACGATCGGAAGCGGCGGATCGGAAAAGTCCTTGAGCAGCGGCACTTCGTACGTGTTGAATCCGAATTCGATATCTGCGTTTCGGATCTGCGGGAGATCCACCTGTTGCGCTTCGAGCCGTCCAATCGTTCCGCGATCGTAATACGCATAGACATCCCACACCAGTCGCGTATTCTCGCGCTTGCGTGGTGTGATCTTTTGTAGGATTGCATAGCTATCGAGCGGGTGCTGCGCGCCGATGAAAACTGTCGGATCGTACGACTCGACAGCTAACCGGGATTGGAGCTCGGCATCGGTCGGACTGTCAAGGATGACTACCCAGGAGCGCGTATAGTTCCTGCCAGTTATGGTCTTCTCGGCCTCGCGACCTTCGCTGCCCGGGTTGACGCTTACAACGCCCATTCGTTTTTCCTGATTGCCTCAAGGTGCTTCTCGATCCTGCCCAGCAACTGCAACTGGTCATCGTCAATGACAAGACCCTTTCGATCCTGCTCAAGCATGCGCTGCCAAATGGCTTCTACACCGCCGGCCTCGCGCGGCACCGCCAGGCGAGCGCGAGCGCTGATATCGGCGGCCGAGCCATAGATCGTCGCCGCGACCGGCTTATATGCAAGTGCCTTTGCTTGATTGCCGCGAAGCAATTCCTGCAAGGCCACCGCCCGACCGCGGGCAAACTCGGCACCGGTCAAAAGCCCGGCCTCGGCGAGCTGCCGCAACTCGCGCAGCATGTCGCCGAACTTCTCAATCGGACTGCGCAGCCGTTCGCGCCAACGCTCGGCAGCTTTTGCCAAGGCATCGCCGATGTCTTCGAACGGCACTACCATCTCTTTCGCAACATCCCTACCCATCGCGGCGGCGGCGGCCTTGGCCTCCTTTACTCGCCTTAGAAAACCGGCGAACCAATCACTAACCGCACCCGCATTGGGTGCGGCCGGAGCCATGGCTGCGGCCAGATCAGCTTGAGCCTGTTTCCATTGATCGTGCAGTCGCTTTTCGCTTTCACTACCCAGATACCACGCTACTAGGTGTGCGTAGTCCAATACCGCCGTCTTCAACCGCAGCCATTGGACGAAAATGAAATTCAGCGATTGCTGGAGCTTACCAACCCATTCGATCGTGCCCGAAAGCGCGTATTCAAACGCCTTGCCAACGGCACCTCCGACATTCGCCACGCCGGTCAGATCGTCCGCAAGCACCTTCAGATATGGCGCCAACTCCGCCGCGATCTGCCCGGTAATCAGTGTGAGCTGAAAACGCAGAGTGGTAAACGCATCGTTCGCGGCTTCGACGCGCGCCGCCTGTTCGCGCGTAACGGCGCCCATCTCTTTGGCGCGCGCGATCCAGAGATCCATGTCCGCACGACCGCCCTTTAGGACAGTAACAAGATCCATCCCACTGCGGCCGAAGAAATACGACGCTGCGGCAGCCTGGCGGGCGCTATCGCCCAAGCCCTTGATTCCTTCCGCAATGCGCTTGAACGCCTCTTCGGGACCAGCGCGAATCAAGTCGCCGGCACTCATACCTAGCAGTCTCAGTCCGCGGACGGCCTCGCCCGTCCCGAGCTGCGCCTTGCCCAGCTCGCGGACCATGATATTGATGGCCCTGTCGAAACTCTCGATGGAAACGCCCGCAAGATCCGCGGCGTGACGCATTCCGGCTAGGGCTTGAATGTCTGTTTGGAGTCGGTCAGAAACTTTCGCCAGAGCATCGATCGCCTTGAACGATTGTCGGATAAGATAGACCAAGCCGCCGCCGGCGACCGCCGCGAGAAACGCCCCTTGCAGGCTGAACAGTCGTCGCCCAAGCCCGGTCACGGCATTGCCCAGCAGGCGCACCGGCACTATCGCCGCCCGCATCGCGCCGCGAAAGGCGCTAGTGGTTGCACTGAGAATCACATTGAGTCGGCCTATGGTTGCCGTCGCCGTGCTCCTAAGAACGCCGCTTGTGCCTCACAAAAAGCGCGGGCGGCATCGGCCATCTCTCTGGTCGTCTTCTTGCGCTTGGAACGATTGAATTGTGGCATGAAATCGGCGGGCTTATACGTCGTGTTCTTTGACCCCGACCAGATGTTGCACATCGTTGAGGCAATCATGGCCGCCCGCCAGTCTGCGCGATCTCCACCCCACGGGTCCAGCTTGTACTCCATCAGCCATTCGGAGAATTCGGCTGCGTTGATTCGTTGTTGCGCTTCGCGCACCGAGCAGTGCAGGACCGTTCGCGCCAGGAACAGCCAGAAGCGCCGCTCCGGGCGCCTTAGGAGTTTTTTTCCAAGTCCTTAAGAGCGGCCTCGCTAAGGTAGTTCACGCGCTGCGCAACGAAGAAGAGCCGCATCAGTACAACCCCATTCTTGTTTGCCAGCTCCTCAACGTCCGCCTCGCCGTAGACAAGCTCGTTGTCGTCTCCGCGCAGGCAATGCACGAGCAAAGAGGCGATAAAGCGCCCATCGATTTTCGGATCGCCGTCACCGCCATGTTGGCCTTGCCATTTTCCCAGCGCCGTGCCGGTCATCGGGCATACAGCCAAATCACAGCCCCATTCGGGGACGTGGATCAGCTCGCCAGCAATGTCACTGGCCCCCGCGACCTTCGTCCTGATCTCCGCCGCGTTCATAGATTCTCCTAGCTCGCCGCAGTAAATGTCACTGCCCCCGACCATTTGATCGTGAACGTCCCCGTCTGTAAATCCTCATGCGGTTCAGCAAGGCTATATGTGCTGACGAAGCCGGACCCGGCGGCAGTCGCCTTTGCTGCCGCGCCCGAATACAACGGGAACGAAATAGTAATCGTCTCGGCAACCGACGTGATCGGCGGGATGTATTTCGTGAGCAGTGTCGTCGTCGGGCAGAATTGGTACTCAACTTCGCACGTCCCGTAGTCCACAAGATCGCCGGGCATGAACGTATCCGCAACCGTTGTGCCAAGATGCGAAGTCTTGATGACCGGCCGCGATATTGAGCTGAACTTCAGATCGATAATCTCGGGCGCAAATGTCGATGTCCCGAACGCAATTGATGTTCCGGTTCCGATGTCAGCCACGGCTATACTCCTATGTCGGCCTTGAACCACACCATGAATTCACAGATCACGCCGCGGATCATGGCTTCGCTGCCTTCGATGAAATCTGCCGATACGTCCATCATACCTACCATGAAAATCCGTCGAACGTCCCAAAGGTCGCCACCTTGCCCCACGTTGCTCGCACGGTACATGTGCAGCGCGGAACGAACGGCCTCAGCGACTTCTTTCGCCGATTCGTACGTAGCGCCCCAGCACGAGACCTGCATGCGCACATGCTCAAGCCCGGTATCGCCCTCCATGTGGGGAAAGCGCTCCGTGCTGATCCGCTCGTAGATCAGGAACGGCAACGAATCATTCTGGTTGGCGCGGCCCGGACGAATACGAGTCCCTACGTGCTGCGCAACCGGACCGTTATGTGCCAGGATACTGTAGATAGCGCTCTCTACACTCATTAGACGCCCAACGATTTCTTCGCCGAGGAAGCAATTCCTTCCCACATTTTCTTACCGATCGCGTCAAGCGTGGCCCTGACGTTTTCGTCAAAGGCCGGACGCAGAAATGGCTTGGGTCGCGCCCCGGGGTGCGCAACGGCCACTCCGCGTCGGCCGAGCCAGTTCGCAATCTGATGCGCCGCAGTGCCGTGTTCAACGAGCCCGGCGTACTTCACCGGCCGGATATTGCCTTTCAATCCGGCCTTCCTGAACTCGCGCGCCTCTTTCCCTTTCAGGAAAATGTACTTGTCGCCAGCGGCGTGGGCTACAAAATCTCTCCGTGGACCGATAACGACATACTCGCCACCACGATGGAATTTGCGATCCAACGAACGTTTCAGCGCACCAGTGCGCACCGGGACGTTTCGCTTGGCCGCTTTCAGCACAATGGTCGAGCCAGCGCGCAGGGCCTTTTTCTGCCACGCGACGGATTGCTTGTCGCTGGCGAGCACTTTCAGCGTTAGCAACAGGCTCGCATTTTCCAGATTGGCAGCAAACAGACTCATACGGCCTCGCGGCAGAACACTGTCATTTCCACGTCGCGATCATCCGTGTTGACGATCGCCAGAATCTCAAGATTGCGGCCCTTGTGTCGAATCCTGTGTTTCGTCGTCAGTCCGGCAAAGCTTCGCAGGCCGACGCGAAGCGCGGCGTCCGCATGCACCTGGGCCGCCCGCTCCAGTTCGCGGCCCTGCAAGGGCTCGACGGAAGCAAACACGCGCCCGCCGTCAACCACGCGCCAGTTATCGACCGACTCGCCATAAGCATTGTCCGTCCGCTGGTTCTCGTGGACCTCGACAATATGCCGCAATTTACCGGCCTGCATGATTAGCCCGCAACGAGAACGATCTCAAACGTCTGCGCCCCGGTTCCGGTCACATCAATCGTTTTATGCGTCGCGTCTACGTCGGCGGCGCCGTCCGCCAAGTAGCCCATGATTGCCTGGTTGGCGGCCAGCGTAACTTGCCCACTGGCGTCGCCGAACAAGAGGTAGCCGTTGACCGCTCCATCGGCAAACACCATCGTCGCAGCGCCCTTATTGATGATCTTGTAGAGCTGCACCTTGAGTCCGCTGAACGTCACGGAGACGCCACTGTAGGAGGTTAGCGCAGTCAAATCGATCGTGTATGTACCGCTGCTAAGCGGAATCAATCCGCTCCACGCCTTTGTCGCCGGCACAGCCGATGATGCATTCAGTGTCGAGCTAGTGGTCGTGGTCGCCTGATGATCGAACGTTGGATTGGCGCCAGTGGTCGTTAGTGTACTGGCGCCGGAGTCAAGGTCGATCGTTTCAGTAACCTTAAGCGAAAGGCTATACAGCGCTTCAACGGTATTGGCCATTGTTCACCTCAGCTGAATCGGTAATCCCGGTCGGGCCTCAGTAGCCGCGCTACCGTACTATTCGCTTCGACTTTCATGGGTTCGCGCGTCTCAAACATCTCGACAGCCAGCAATAGGACGGCCTGTTTGTATCGTTCGAGCACGGCGGCCGCCGTCGCTGCGCCGGCCGTGTACGTAATCGTTATCGCCCCTGTTACATCGTAGGTTGCAGGCCACGACGTGCCATAAGCCGGGCTCACGCGACCGGGTTCGCTGCTCGTATCCACGCGATACTCGCTGACGACCATTGTCTGGCTAACGCCATCGCTGTCGAGATAGACAATAGACGTAACCCCGGCCAGCGGCGGGTACGGCAGGGCGATCGGCGAATCATCGCTCGGCAGATCGTCGAGGATCAGCGCCCACGTTGCCAGCATGAACTGCCGCCGCGCGAACAGCTCGGCTTCCTCGCGCCCCAGCTTGATGTACCGCGCAATCAGCGCATCCTCGTCAGAGTGGCTGATGCGCGCTTGCTCTTTAACCTCGGCAACCGTGACCGGCTCGGAGGTCGGTGGCACCGTCCGTGCCGCGGCCCAGTGAATGTCGGTAATCACGTCGGCCATATGACGCCATCAAGCACTATGTAATACGTGCCGGTCTTCGTATCTCCGGCGTTAGTAACCGCGAGCTTGATTCGCTCTTTGGCTACGGGTATATGGTTCACAACAGGGACCGCGTCTACCGCGCCCGCCTGACTATACGTCGGGAAACGCGGAGATATCACATTCACGCTCGCCCCATTCATTGTCGCCTGCGTCCAGATGTTGACGCCGGTCGTTTCGGTGGTAACGGCGATATCGTACGATCCGTCGTAAGGCGTCGTCGCGTGTGGCGCGTAGATGATCTGCACAACCCGCCCCGCAACCATGGGCGTATAGCCAGTTCCGGCTCCGCCGGCATTGGTCGTGATACTAACGCTTGTACGATTCAACACGCTATTGACCCTCCAGCATCTCCCATGCCTGGCCGACAATAAGCGGATTGTAGACCTCGCCGATCAGCTTCTTGGTTAGCGCGATACTTTCGGCCGGCAAGTCAACCTCGCCGGCGTCTACCAGTTGCACGGCGAGCTTGTAGCGCCTGGCCTTCTCGTCGCCATTGATCTTATCGTCCGGCCGCATGGCCAGCAGAGCGTTACAGGCTACGCGCGCCAGCGTAAACGGGCCGCTATCGTCAGTCAAATCCGTGCTCTCCAGGCTTTGCATGCGCTTCGTAAAGTCGACCTTCACAAACTCTCCCTTATGCGTCGGTTTCGGTAATCCTAATGTACACGCGTACTGCCCAGACCTTGCCTGCCGGGCAAGCATCCTCATAGATGTCTTCTCCAGCCGGACTAGTCTCGACTTTAAGCGTCTGGCCTGCGGTCACAGTGAATGGGAAATCGCCAGCTAATACCTTCCTGGGCGTAACAACCAGCTCGATTGTATCTAGCGGCATAACGTACCTCGCTACGAAACGTATTTCGCAGTTAGCCGAGCCGCAACGCCATTGATGTAGCAATCAATGTATACAGCCGAGCCGCTGCCATCCGCGCCTCCGCTTAGTGCCGAGGGGATATCGAAGAGCCCATCCCATGCGCCCGCACTTGGCGAACGCACGCGGAAGGCAACGGCCTTGCCTGTGTGGGTTCCGCCCAGATTGCCTCCCATCGAAAGCCCGCAAGCGAACGTTGAAGCCGCAATCGTCGCCCCCGAAGGCACGTCGATACTGAAGTGTCCGCCGCCAAAGTCCCCGCTCCCGGCCGAAGTCGTCAGCGTTACGCCGGTCGGAACTGCAAACCCGCCCCACAGAGCGCTCATGCCGCCGCGAGTCGAGATATTAACCGGCGAATAGATGTCGGCGTGAACGGCCGCAATCGATACGTCGGTATCGCCGGTAATAGCGACACTCACGAGATAGCGAGCCGTGAAGCACTCGGTATAGCCCGCGGCGAGCAGGGTTCCGCCGTCGTCGGCGTAGAAGCCGTTACCGCTGTAATTCGTCGCATCAAGGGGGATACCACTGCCGGCGCTGTTCGAGTCGGCCCCGATCAAGATGCCTTTCACGCAACAGGCTGGATCGATATACAGGGCGTTGTCGAACTTCTGCGTCGAGGCAATATCCGACACCGTAGCCATGAACCCGCAGTAGCCGGTGTTCGTAAATGCGTTGGCTTGGGAGTTGTTCCCGAATGCCAGCACACATGCGACCTGCGTACCCGCCCCGATCGTAAAGGCGCCACCTGTTCCGACGCGGCCCATCACTCCGGCGCAGAACGTATTGCCGGACCCGGTTGCAGTCGAGCATGTGCCGGTCGATTCAAAAGCCCCGACTACGCCGGCGCTCACGTTGCCGGTCTTGGCGACGCCGCTAACCTTGCTTAGCCCATGAATACCCCAGTCCTCACAGGCATTGTCAGCATAGATCATCGTGCGACCGAAGATCGCCCGACCCTGAGTGCCGACGGCGCGGGCCGCATTGTTATCGTCGGCGTGGACCTCGAGCGCGCGGGTAATACTGTCATCAACAAGCAGGCCGCTTCCGGCCGTCGTCGAACTGAGAGTGCCGAGCTTGATGCCGACAAGCGCCGTTCCGCCAGGCATATAGATGCCGTTCGCAATGTTCAGGGTCGTCGCTGCCCCGCCTACGGCAATCTGAGGCGTGTCGTCGGCGCTATAGCTGATTGTTAGATACGAGTCGCCGTCGTTGTCCCAGATCGCCAGCGTCGTCTGCGTCGTGCCGTTAAATACGGCCAGGTCGGTATCGAGCAGTGCGATTGCCGTGGCTGTGCCGATCGAGAACACGGGGACGTCGGTCGCGGTCCCCGTCGGCAATTGCAGCTTCAGGTGGTTGGCGTTGGCGTCGGCAGTGTCCCAGGACAGCTGGGCATCGTCGCTGGCGCCGATCGCAAGCACGGCGTCGTCGGCATACGAGACCGTCACTGCGCCGATATTCGCCGTCGCGCCGGCCTGGATGTCGAGCGTGGCGCCGGACTGAAGCTCCAGCTCGCCACCGCTCTGAATAGTGATCTTGCCGCCAGTGGCGACGACTGTCTCAGTGTGACCGGCAGGAGTGCCGGATCTTCCGTATACGCTACCAGTGTAACCTGCAGGCATCTAAGCCTCCTACGACTCGGCCGGAGTCGTTACCTGGACCGGAGTGCCCGCCAGGCTCGCCGCCGTGTGCGTAGTCGGCTTGGAGCGGGCGCGATATTGCAAGGCGATCGTTCCACCATAAACGCTATTGGCCGTCGCGCGCGTCAACGTCGTGCGGACGTAGCGATCGGCCGGCTTATAGACATCGACCATCAACAGCTTGTCGCTGTCGGCCGAGCCCGACGCAGCATCGCTCCCGCCGCTTAGCGCGTTAAACGTCGAATTGTCCGACGATTGCGCGGCCGCGAGTGTGACGGTGCCGGTACCGGTGATCGTTCCGATCACGCCGATAAAGACAACGCCGTCGAAGCCCGCCATGTCAACCGCGGTGCTGTCCGGGTCGGTCTGACCGTCCGCGAGCCCGGCCTGTACAATGGTGGCTTTGAATTCGTCACTGAGATAGAACATCTGATTTTCTCCTGCGCCCACGAGCTACGCCGTAGGCGGCCGTTTCGATTGTTGGCTGGTTCTCGGCGGTCTCGGAAAGCACAACAGCGCCGCCGCGTTCAACGTATTTTCTGCCGACGGCTTCAGGCACGTCGAGGACGTCGCCGGGCAACCCGCGGCAAAGGGGATCGCCACAATTGTGCGTGAGGCGAATCTTCATGCTACGCCTGTTGCATGTACTTGACCGGGTGCGTGCCCGCATCGATCAGGTTTCCGTCACGCCGGACAAACGCCACGAATCCGTCCTGGTCGTTATCACGATAGCGCTCGACCAGCCGGTAGAACCGGATACCGCGAACCTCGCGGATCTTGTACGCCCGGAGCTGTCCGAAGAGCATCGTCTTGAGCGTGGTCGTAACGGCGCTAGCCATGTCCTGATTGATCGTGATCGGGTAGCTGTAGAGCGCATCCGGGATTCCCAGTTGCAGTCCCGGCTGCCAGATATAGGCGCCGTAGGAATCCTTGAGTTTGCGCACATAGGCCAGAACGCTGTCGTGCATCATGAACCTGGCGCCGTTCCGATAAGCCGGATCGACCGAGTGTACGAGGTCGATGACCTCGTCCGCTTCGATCGCCGTTGCCGAGCTGGTCGTTTTACCCAGCGTCGCCGCGGTTATGATCCCGTTCGGCTGCGCATTGCCCGTGCCGGTAGTGCATTCCGTATTCAGGATGCGCCCGAGCCGCTCGCCGAGCATCCCGGCAATGACGCTCGAAAGATCGAAGGCCGAATCCTCCAGCAATTCGTACGGCACAAGGATCGCATCGCTCGTGTACTTGTAAGCGTGTAGGACAGTTTGCTTGAACGTCGGGTCTGTCGTGGTCGTTACCGCCCCGCTCTCGGCAATGCGCCGGCCCGTATTCGCGGTATCGTTCGCCGACGGCCAGGGCAGATCGCCACCGCCGTCCGTACGAATGATCTCGGCGACCTGAAGCATTCCGCCCCAGGCCAGCATGGCAATCTCCAGATTGCGAACGAACTCTTCCGGGATCACAGCGCCGCCGGTATCAATGCCCGCCGAAGCCAGCGTGCGCCGCATCAACGATGGATGCACACCGTTCGCCTGTTCCTGCATGGCGGCAAGCTCGCGGCTAGTCGCCATGTTGAAGCGCAGCTCCGGCTGCCGCGGGTTGAAATCCAGAAGTTCGCACGCCTCCTCGTCCCGCTCGTCGAGCGGACGCCCCATTTGGGTTCGGCACCAGGCGCCGACTGCGCGGCTCCGGTGCTCATCGGTCGGACCACCCTGCCCGCGCGCGGGCTTGCGGCCATCGTCGCCGGCGGTGCGCCCCATCGTGCGGCGCTCGGATTCGGTCGGTTCGGGAATCCGCAGCACGGCGTCCGCCCGTTCGGCCCGTTCGAGCGCCTTCAGGTTGGCATCATAGTCGGCGTTGATCTGTACCCAATTCGTCTCATCCTCGGCCGTCCAATCGTCCTGCTTTTCGGCAAGGCGCTTGATTTCCGCGGCCAGGGATTGGCGCTTTTCGAGAAGCTCTTTCAGCGTCATCGGTAATCCTCTTGGGGGCAGGCCGGGAAATGCGAAACGGCAGAAACCCGTCCGCCCCAAACATGTAGTTCGGGTAACGGGCCTCTGCCGTCCTGCGACAGTAGGCGTGTATCAGCTTACATCATGCAACGGAAAATCAGGTTGTCAAGCCCAATTCGATCAACCGGGCTCGAATTTTCCGGCGGCGCGATTCCGCGGCCAGACTGCTCTCCCGGATTCTGATCTCGGCCAGCTCGGCCTTGACCGTTTCCAGGTCACCCATTGCCCGGACGCCGGCGGTGGTCGCGGAGTAGGCTGGAAACGTAACCGGCCCCACATCGAATAGTTCAACGCCGAGAATCTCGCGCACCTGCAAGCTCTCTTCTTTCAACCAGCGAACATCATTGACGATGAAAGAAAACGAGCTGCCCGTAACGTCCCCGCGTTCAACAGCCGCCCGGACGTTCTCGCCGTTCGGGCTGTCCGGCGCGTCGATCGAATAACGCAGGCCGCGAGAATCTGCCGTAAGCCCCATCGTACCGGCGCTGGTTCGACCCAGAATGAGATTCGGATCGTGATTGAACAGGCCGCGCACGTCGGTTGCAAGCGCAGCGTCGAACGCACCGGGCATGATCCGTTCAACGGCGCCGTCCCAAAGCTCGTACTGCGTCCGTTCCGTACCATCATAGTAGACTGCAGCATAGCCGACGATCCGCGGCGGCTGGTCCTTCACGCGTTCGACGGACAACCTCTCGGGTGTGTAACGGCGTTCGGTTTTCATTTGCGGCATCGACTTTTCTCCCCATTGTGATTGACAGATCGCGTAGCGCTGCGAACCATCGGGATATTCCGAGATCATCGTTTCGTCCGCCATGCAGCGGCCCATGAAGGTTTCTTTGTCTTCGCTGTCATTCGGAGTTGGCATCGGCACGATCAACCTCCTGCTCTATCGCGAGCATCATCGTTTCCACCTGTCCGGCAGCGCGGGTATGGGCAGTACGTACGGCATTGACGAGATCGCCTGCGCGCGCTTCGGCAGCCTCGGTATAGGCCGCGTGCTGGTGCTCTAGAAACCGTTTCGCTAAATCGTCGCCGTCGAGTTTCATCCCAGCCAGACCGGCCGCCTGGCACGGCGCGGCCAGGGCTTCGCCTAGCGCGTGACGATAGCCTTCCGGCAACTTGCCGTCCAGCCACGCGATGTACGCAGCCCCTCCTCTACGAGCGGCCCGGTCGGCGTCATCGGCGATGCGCCGACAAAACCGCCGGGCCGTGTCGCAAAGGAGGAAACACAAGGCAGACCGTGCCGCCGGCGGCGAAGACGATTCGCTCGGCTCCTCGTCGGCGGGCGCGCTTACGTCATCGTTCGCGCCAACGCCTACGGGTGTCATGTTCAGCGGCTGCAGGAAAACCTTACCCATCCCATCTGGCATGGGCGGCAGGTTCTCAAGTTCGCGCACCTCGTCGCGCGATCGCCAACCAGACTGGATCGATTTGTTGTAGGCTTCCGTGCGCGTGGCCAGATCTGCGCGCACCATTGCTGCGCGCAGAAATTCAACGACGTGCGTATCGGCCAGCTTCTCCCGTGGCGTCAACAGCTTATCCCAACACTCGTACTCCCAATTCGCGAGCCAGCCGTCAAGCGCATCGTCGAGGTACGCCTGGTTCTCCTGTTCCAGGCTGGCATAACTTGTCCTGGTTGGATCGCCGAGCTTGTGCGCTGGCACGCCAAAGTAGTTAGCTACGTCCCGGACCTGGAATTCGGCGCCCTCGATAAGCTGGGCATCCTCCGGCGAGATCGAAAACGGCTTGAGCGTTATACCCTCCTCGAGGATTGCAAGCTGTTTACCGTCAAGCCCCATGTATGTGGCCTCAAAGGATTGCCGGATATTACGGGCGGCCCTCTCGCTCGGATTGCCCGGATGTTCCAGGACCACGCGCGGCGCCGCGCCCGATTTGTAGAACCGCCCACGATACTTCTGCATAGCCAATCCTACTCCGATCGAGTTCCTGGCCATCTTGATTAGCGCGTATTGTCGCAGGCGATCGAAGCCGAGCCCGCGGATATGTAGAACGCTTGCCGCCGGGGCGCGCCGCTCTTCGCCATCTTCCAGTCGCGTGATATACCAGAGCCGGCCCGCGGTGTCGCGCGTGCAATAGGTCTGCTCGGGATTGAGCGGAAGCAACGAGCGCACGAATCCCATCGAATCGCGATCGATGTACGCATAGCCACCCTCACCCATCAATGCGTGCGATTGCAGCAGCATGCGGAAATGATAGGCGCTCATTTCTTCGTTTGGTTGGTATCGTAGAGGATGGTAGGCGGGGTGTTCGCGCGCCCGTTCCTTACCTCCGCCGTCCAGCCGGCGATAAACGAACAGCGGAATCTTCGCCACGTCGCGGGCAATCATGCTTACCGCTCGCCAAACCGGCGAATAGCCGAGCGCACTTTCGCGCGTCACGCTGATGCCCGTATCTGACGGAGTTCCCCAAATGTCGAGATCGTAAGCCTGGCTCAGCGGCACCGATTTGTCTTCCACCGATCGCCGCGAGGAAAGGCCACTAATCACGTCTGCGAAGAGTCTCATCTTGCGCGTCCATTCGCATCCGGTGGCGCGAACTACCGAGCGCGATAGTCGCGCCAACGACACCTGCAAATATAGGAGCCAGTGGAGGGTAAATCAAGTAAAGGCCGTAAGCAATCAAGGCGATTGAAAGAAAGCCCGTAATGTTCTCGGCCCATGTCATACCGTTAAAAGCCCTCGTGTTTCGTAGACGCTCTCGGCCGCCTGTGGTTCAGCCAATAGCCGCCCGATGCCCATGATAATAGCTATGATGCCGTCGATCCGGTCGGTCGATTTCTGCTTGTTCGGCTTGATGTTGCCGGCGGCGTCAACGTCTACGGCCGTGCTCGACATCATCCAACGCAATACTGGATTGCCGCCATGGTACAGTCGCTTTTCGATAACCAGCGATTCAAAAGCCTTGGACGGTTCGGACATGGACTTATAGCCCTGGCGGAATTCGACCATGTGGAAGCCATCGTGTTCGCCGAGCAGCGTCGCCAGGTGAGTTGCCGCCCACGGATCATAAGCAACCTCGCGAACGCTGAAACCCTGAGAGGCAAGCCCGTTTATGTGCGCCCGGATCGCCTCATAATCAACTACCCCGCCCGGTGTGGCAATTAAATGACCCGACCTGATCCACTCCGAATAAGGCACGCGGTGTCCATCGCGATCGATCCGCGCCGCCAACGTTTCCTCGGGAATCCAAAACCACAGCTTTGCGACGAAGCCGTCACGGTACGGAGCGACCCAGGCGCATGCGGTCAGGTCCACGCGCTTCGACAAATCGATCGTAACAATACCTGCAGATTCCTTCGCAACCTTCCAATCAACGGGCTCGGCGCAGCGCTGCCAGCGCTCGTCGGGAATCCAGGCTTCCTTCTGCTCCGTCCAGATGTTCAAGCGGTAACGCTTGAACGCAATCAACTTCGAGACGGATTCCTTCGCCTCGTTGCAAGCCTGCGAGAATTCCTCCTCATGGATGGTCACTCCCATCGAGGGATTAGCAGCCGCCCAAACCCTGGGATCCTGCCAATCACATTCTGAATCGGATCCACGAATGTAGGTGAAAAAGTGCAGGTCTTCGATAGCCCCCGACGCGACCTTCGCCGCGTACTCGTGCTGCTCCCACCCAATCGACTGTCGGTCGAAGCCCGCCGTCGTAATTGCCAGTGACATCGGCTGTCGCCGCGAGGCTCCTCCATACCACAAGGCGTCGAAGAACCGCCGATCACGCCAGACGTGCAGCTCGTCGAGAATCAATCCGTGGATATTCTGTCCCTCGGCACCGCCTGCTTCCTTCGCGAACGTGCGAAAGACCGACGTGCCAAAAACGATCCGATGCGTCGATCGTATCGTCTGTACCTCAGCCCGCAGTTGCGGCGAAGCGTCTACCATGTTCGCCGCTTCCGTCCAGACAATCGCCGCCTGCTCCCGGCGCGTAGCCGCCGCGTACACCTCCGCCCCCGGCTCGTGATCCGCGACGAGCAGGTAAACCCCCAGGCCGCTGGCTAGCGTAGACTTGCCGTTTTTCTTGGGCAGCTCGATGTGGCCGCGGTTAAAGCGCCGCCGGCCGTCTGGTTTCTTCCAGCCAAACAAGGGAGCGATGACGTCTTCGCGCTGCCAGTCCTGGAGCAAAAACGGCTTGCCTGCCCATTCACCCTTGCTATGGCGCAGGTATTGGGCGAAGAAATCCTCGACATATTTCGCCGCGCCTAGGTCTACATAGTAGCCGGCAAGCACGGCCTTTTCATCGGCCTCGTTGCGGATGTGTTGCGCCCAGCCCGCGGCCTTGGCGTCGGACCTAATCTGTGCCAGACTCTTCGACACTCTGACTAACTCCCAGCGTAATCTGCTCCTCCAGCTTCAGCGACTTAACGGCATCCATCACACGCGAGTCGGCCGAATATGTGACGTTGACGATCAGCGGCGCATCGAATACCGCTACGATCTCAACCTGCCGAACCGCAGCGTCCGGCGAAACAATACCCGCTTCCTGCAACAGCTTGATAAGTCGATGGCCCGCAACTGGTTCATACTTCATTGTCCTAAACTCCGGGTGCATGTCAGGCCCTTTGCTCGCTGATAAACGCCGCCAGGTCCGGGGCCGTGGCCGCCGCACTCTTCGGCTTCGCCGCCAGCTTCGTTCGGCTCGCCGGCGTCAGACCCAGCTCGGCAGCCAGCCTGCACATCAGGTTGGTACAGTCCACGATGGCCTTCAGGCTTCGATCGCTTGGCGCCCACAATTCGCCAAGCAGTGTGGCCGTCTCACAGTAGGCTGCCAGTGTGTCCACGTCAATTGCCGTGTAGACCCCCGTATGCCGCATCGCGCCGAGGATCGTGCGCCACTTCCGCCGCGCCTTGGAGCTTAGCCAGTTCGGTGGATTGCCGATCTCGCCTACCGGCACCGGCGCCGCCTTGTTCGGCGGCAATGCATGTGAGGTGCGGCCCTTAAGTAACTTGAGTTCGGTCGGGGCTGATTTACGTCCTTTCATCGTCGGAACCTCAATTCTAGGCACGCGCTTCCCCACC